TTTCAGTATCAATATATACATAATAATTTACATAATCGACTGTTATTCCATCATTTTTGTATATTTTTTCACATTGTATTTTTTGAATTTTCAAATATGGATCATGCAGAAAAATAATGATGTGTAACATAAATTTGACAAAACATTTATGAAGTAATTTGTTTTTGTTGTATCGTAGAATCATACACGCTTTTGCTATATATAAAGTGTGTATGATTTATTTCAATTTTTATCTTTCAATATACTCCAAATCTTGGAGTTTCCAATATTCTTTTTTCCCATTTGGTAATGGGCGCATGATGATAAATGGCAATTTTTTTTCCACAAGTTCTTTTTCTGCAATAATATGATTATCAATAATATGGTGATTGATCTCTGTGAGCGGCTTTGCACCTTCGTTGAGTTGAGTGATTCGTAATCCTAATATTCGTGTTTTTTCATATTTTGTCAAAAATGGATATGTCTTGTGATGAGAATCTATTATATTCATATTTTTGTCTCGTTCAATAACCGTATATGCATTTGCTTCGTGAAAATGGTCATTTAACTCTTCTGGGTGTAGTTGCTTTATATAATTCATTTTGAATTCATCATCAATACGTGCATCAATACTTATATCTTCTTCCTCGTCTTCGCTTTCGTCGTCGTCTTGTGTGTCTACATCGCTGTCATCAAAATCTGCAACTTGATCCATTTCCTCTTTTTCGTCATCTTCTAAATTATCATCTATTTCAGACGTCACTTCATCATCTTGAACAAAATCATCGTCAAAATCTTCTTCTTCTTCATCATTGACTTCTTCTATTTCCTCATTTTCATTTTCATTTTCCTCTTGAACATCATCATATTCTTCTTCTGATTGATCCGCCATATTTATCGTATAAAAAATACAAATATTTTTAATTCAATTTTATTTTGTAAATAAAATCATTATACCGCCCATTGATAATCGCAATGAAAGCACAAGTATGCATATTTCATTTCTATTGCGTCACTGCGAACATATACGACATCTTGTTGTATATCTGGATTTTTATTACAAATGCAATCAGAATTTGGACACCTGATATGATAAACGTGTGGTAAAGTGGGATCATATTTTGTATACTCATTGATATGAATATCTTGAGTCTTGGTTTGCTTGCTATACTTGTAGACTTTTAGATTGCTGGTTTCAATACTTTGCTTATCCACGTGATTGCAATGCTTACACACATAGACGAGTCGTTTTGTCTCTTCTTCTAATTTCATATAATACATATTATGACAAATTTCACAAAATTCCATGATAGATGTATATATTAATCTCTTCTTTTTTTTAATTCAATTTTATTTGATTCTTTAATTCTTCGTAATCTATACGGTGTTTTTGGTGATAAATTGTCAATTCAATACGGATTGATCCTTGATATTTTTCACATAGATTTGTAATTGTTTTCATTAAATCTTCTTTTGTAACCCTAAAGTGATTCATAATTGCTTCATATATCTCTTCTTGCACATTGACTTTTTTAGTAACATAATTTAAAATAGATACTTCAATATTCTTATATTGAATAATCTGATTGTACTTTTTAATATAATTGCTGTGAGAGTTCCAATTGATACCTGGTTCATTTAACAATGGATATTCATTAAACGTCATTTGCAAAGTAATCAATATGGAACGAATACTTTGACACGCACTCCACTGATCTCCTTCCCACGTATTCAATATAGACAAACACACTTTTCCATTTCTATAAAAATTAGGATTAAATCTTGTTATACCATCGTTTGTCTGATAAGTCAATACTGGGGGTTCATATGGATAATTTTTACTAAAACAAAACGAAAATATATAGTTTCCATGTTCATATGGAGTATCTTTTGGTCCAAATATAAGAGCTTGACCTTTCAAAATATTGTCCTCATTTGGATAATAACATGCACCTTCAATTGGACTTTTCTTCAAATCCTTAATATCCAAAATAATGCGTTTAAAACAATCATCCATGCGTTTCTTTATTGTTGAAGTTATCTTTTTAAATACAGGAAAAAAAATTGATTTTATCTTGATGTAAAAAGATGATACATATATATACAATGACCTTGGATGTTGCTTTAAGAAAATTTATAACAAATGACAAATCTGCAACAACTCACACGAAAATAGGTAATCCGGATTTGAAGATATTTGGGCAAAAATATGCGATTAATCCGGAAAATGAAAAAAGTTTTTACGAGACCTATCAACATAACGTTTTCAAAGAAGGGCAAGAAGCTTATTTGACTGAGAAACAACTTGACATTGGGAAGCTTGCGATTGATCTAGACTTTCGTTACGATCAAGATGTCAAAACGAAACAACATTCAAAAGAACACTTGGACGATTTTGTGGAAATGTTGAGTAATGGGTTGTACGATATCTTTAAAAATATAGAGGGCAAAAAAATACGGTTTCATGTGTTTGAAAAACAAAATGTGAATGTATGTGATGACAAAACAAAAGATGGAATCCATATACTCATTAATGTGATTTGTGATTTTCCTACCAAAATGGTTTTTCGTGACTACATTCTTGCTAATATTGAAGATATTTGGGATGATTTGCCTATTACCAACACATGGAATGATGTGGTGGATGAAGGTGTTATGCGAGGTAGTGTCAATTGGCAGCTATATGGTTCAAAGAAGCCAGGTTATGAGCCTTACAAGCTGAAGTACATTTACGAAACATGTCTTGAAGACGCGCGCGAAATGGAAATTAAACATATTGATCCGTGTAAAGAGAAGTTTGATTTCTTTGCGCTCAGCGTGCGTAGTACAAAGAATTGTGTACAGTTTGAGTTAAAACCTCTATATATAGAAGCCTATCAAAAGCACAAATCGTCTTTTCATCAAAAACGGGAACATAAAGGAGGAGGGGTCTTAAAAATTAAAAAAAGGTCATCTGTGGATTCACTTGCAAATATCCAGAGCCTTGATGATATCAAAACTTTGGCTGAAAACATGATGGATGATCCAGATGTAGATTATTCCGTGAAGGAAATTCACCGGTATACCATGTCTTTACCAAAAGAGTTTTGGGGTCCCGGTTCATATACCAAATGGATTAAAACAGGATGGGCTTTAAAAAATACTGGAAATATGATGATCCTTACCTGGCTTTTGTTTTCGTCCCAATCAGCAGATTTTGACGTCCATCACAATGATGTGTTGGAATATTGGGATAATTTCGATGTGTACAACAAAGAAGGTCTTACATACCGTTCTATCATTTATTGGAGTAAAATGAATAATTATGATGCTTATCTTGATATTTATAAAACTACCATTAGTCACTATATTGAATACTCTTTCCGCAACAACACGGAGTTTGATTTGGCGACAACCTTGTTTCACATGTTTAAATCACAATATGTGTGCGTGTCGATCAAAGACAATATCTGGTTTGAATTTTTACAAAACAAATGGTCACAAATAGACAGCGGTAATACATTGCGTCTAAAAATTTCTACAGAAATGTACAAGCAATATGCCAACGCTTTATTTGAATATCAAAATAAATCACAAGCCAAACAGAATAACATTGATGTTGTAGAAAATACAAATGCAATCATTAGTGACAATAGTGATGATTTTGGCGATTATAAAAAGAAGGTGAACGATATGTTGGCTACATGCAAGCTATTGAAAAAAACAAATACAAAGAACAACATTATGAAAGAAGCAAAGGAACTATTTTACGACAAGGACTTTCTCAATAAATTGGACAAAGATTCTTATTTACTTGGATGCAACAACGGTGTTATTGATTTTCGTGATAAATGTCATCGCAAAGGCAAACATGAGGACTATATATCCAAAACAACGAATCTTAATTATACACCATTGAGTTATTATCAAAAGCACAAACCACACATTATTGAGGAAATCAACGAATTTATGTGCCAATTGTTTCCAAATGAAAGTGAAGATAGTTCGTTGCTTCGTAATTACATGTGGGAACACATGGCGTCTACATTATTGGGTACAAATCACAGTCAAACATTTAATATTTATACGGGTTCTGGTGCAAATGGCAAGTCAAAATTGGTGGAACTACTTACGTTGGTGCTTGGCGAATACAAGGGCACCGTGCCCATTTCATTGGTAACCCAAAAGAGAAATAACATTGGTGGAACGTCTTCGGAAGTATACAATTTGATCGGCACCCGTTATGCCGTAATGCAAGAACCTTCCAAAGGGGATAAAATCAATGAAGGTATTATGAAAGAGCTTACCGGCGGTGACCCTATTCAATGTCGTGCTCTGTTTAAAGATAGTGTTACCTTTGTGCCTCAATTCAAACTTGTGGTTTGTACAAACACATTGTTTGATATTGTAAGTAACGACGACGGCACATGGCGCCGCCTGAGAAAAGTGGATTTCCAATCCAAATTTACGGAAAAACCATTTGATGACCCCAAATTTCCCGTGGAAGAATATCCTCATCAATTTCAAGTAGATCAAAAAATTGATGAAAAGTTTGTAACATGGGCTCCAGTGTTGCTTTCTATGTTGGTTGATTTGGCCTACAAGACGCAAGGGAAAGTTCAAGATGTAGACCCAGTGACTTCTGCCACGGAAGATTACCGCAAAGATCAAGACATACTCACTGCATTTTACAATGAGATGATTGTTGCAAATCCAAATCGCGCAGGTTATGGAGTGAAAATTATGGACATTACCAAGAAATTTGCACAATATGTAGAAACGTATAGCGGATCCACTGACCCGCGAATACAAAAGGAATTACGACCCTATATGGAAAAAAAACACGGAAAGTGTCCACCTGGTGGATGGACAATGATTCAGTACCGAAATACGGCTGTAACAGCGGAAGAAGAAGGTAGCTTTACTTGATTCCTAATCCTCTTGGTCTTCTAAAAAAAATGGTTCTTGTTCTTTGTCATTCAAAAAGGCATTTTTGGGACCTTTGGTCTTCATGGATATATATATTTGATTATACGCCCACAATATGGCATTAAATAATATACGGTAGATAAACGGAAACACAATAATTGTGGCATATAATACTTTGTTGTCATTTATTTTCAGCCCATCATTTGCATAAAGAAACATCATGAAAGAAATAACTATAAAATAGTAAATATAAGTGGCATAATTACTTTTTTTCATAACATCATTGGTGATTTCATTGCGATATATCATTTTGCGATTATTTATATCAAGATTTTGATTTACATCATCCTCAATATTATAGCTATCTTGTATTTCAATTTGACTTAATGTATTGTAAATCTCATATTCATCTTTCAGAGCTTGTTTGAGAGTTGAATAATCAGAACTACTATTAGAACCAGGAATAGATGTTGTTGATGAAGAACTTGTATCCAATCCACGTTGATTGTTCAAATAATTGTAAATTTTTTCACCATATTTTTTCTTAAAAAATGCTTCTTCTGCATCCCTAAGTTTTGCTAGATAATCATTGCCTTCTTCAACAACCGCAAAATAATCTGCCTGTAATCTAGTGATATCATCGTCTGTTGCGATTTCGCTCGACAATTCAATACCAGGTATTGTTGCTTTTCCAAGAGTCGTGTCGTAATTACTTAAAGTGATGATGGATGGACAAAAGTTCTTGATATTATCAATGTTTTGATGGAGTCTATCTAATAGATCAGTCATGTAATTATATTAAGAAAGGATTTTAATATATCCATATTTTGTTAATAAAATATGGATATCTAGTTAATACTTGTGGTTGTGCTAATTGTGGAACTTGTCGTAGAGACTGGTGCCAATGTAGTGGTAGTT